TTTAGTTTCCTACCTTTGTCTGAATATTACGAAAAAGCACAAACCGATTTCTTCATGGAGAACTTTTTCCTGCAATACAAAGGACACCAGGATAAACAAATGCTCACACTGAAGTCTCCTGATTATTTTAATACCAAGTCATATACCGAAAGTGTGATCTTTAATTATCAATATTCACAATCTAGTGGTATTGATAACTCTCGTGCATATCTAATCAAGCCACAGCTGTATTACAGTCATGGGTCTGGTCAATTCAATTGGGATATTACGTGGAACACACCATCGGTTGCTAAAAAATATGTTGCTAGTAAAATGACTAAGCATCTGAAGCAATTGGGTGACACCGAAACCAATACATTAGTGTTGCTTAACAAATATAAGAAGTCAAAATCATATACAGTAGAGCCTGAGTATAATATGAACCCTACCCGAAATGGCCGGCTTATTTCGGGTAGGAATAAGCTAGTAGAGTCGATGATTCAATTGAACGATAGTATTACGTTTACTGCAAGAGGTCTGACTTCGAGAGGATCTGGGCGATTTATTGGTATTGATTTAATGGCTGGATTTCCTAATATAGACTTTGATAATCGTTTGCTTGGACAATGGTTTGTGGTTAAAATTAGCCATATCTTTTTCAAGACTGGTTATATGAATGAGCTGACATGTGTCAAGACACACTCATATCAGAATTTAAAACCACTTGCACAAGATTTTGATCCTGATGAATTAAATACAGAGGGTTGGCCAGAGCCTACGCCATAATTAAATGTATGGCATTTACGGTTGCATCCACATATGATGGCGAATATCTACAAGACGAAGAATTTTACGTCTATGTAAGCTCTGATCCTAATATCACACGTCAAGAAGCTCGAGTCATTGATGAGATACGATGGTTCCTACAGACACAAAATAGTATTGATCTAATTGCATGCTATGACAAAAAGCTGCATACGGAAGAGGGCAATCCAGATGCAAACGAAAGATACTGCGAAAATGTGAGAGCCAATACAAGACCTTGCAAACTTATCTACCCAAAAATGTCGGCAGCACAGCTGCGTTACTTTGTACGCAAAATTGAGAACATTCATCCGGAGATAGCAAGCTTGGTGTCTGTCAATGAAATGCATCAACCTATTTCCCCCTCTGTGGCAACCATTGCAATGTTCTCATCAGATGCGTCTTCTACTGAGTTACAAAATCAATCCAAGACTCATACTTTTACTACTCGGGAGCAATTCAATGGATTAGTATACGGCACAGATCCAACTATACCGGCAGTTATGCCCTTGAATGTAATCCAGCAACAATTACCACAGGTTAATGAGTGGGTCGATAAATTAAATGCTTCTGTTAATGCTTTGTTCATCGAGACTCTGCCAGAAAAAACATACGGCAAGGTTAAATCTTCTTATAATCCCGGTGACGCACATGGGTTGGTGTTGAACAACGATGCACTAAAAGCAACTCGAGTGTCTGCTGCTATAAGCAGTATTCTTAGTAATACTAAAAAACGATATAAAAATCGATTTAAGATGATGGATCATTTGACACCATTGGTATCTCGTATGGATCAAAGTAAAGTGACTCTTCTTTATAAATTCGATATTGAAGGAATTTTAACTGAAGTCGATCCTAATGGATCCAAAAAAGGAAGTAATTTGGTTAGCAATAAAATATTATACGCATATTTGGAGCGATTTAATGATGACAACGTAAGTGGTAAATATATTCAATCATAATGAAAAAACAGTATATTAGAAACTATCTTGGAATAGTCGTACAAAACAATGACCCACTTAAAAGAGGTCGTGTTAAGGTATGGGTTCCTCATGTTGATATGACTGTATATGATGGTTGGAATAATAGCCAGAAGAATAAGCAGTTTAATTTTGTTGGTAAAAATACTTTTACGGATCTCAATGCAAATATTATAGAACAATTAAGATTATTTTTACCGTGGGCTGAAATGGCCATGCCAGTAGTTGGTTCTGGTAATACATCTGGTGTCTACAATTCTGTGCTTGATCGTGGATCTATATCTGATAAATCTGAATATTTGTCAGAAGGATTAGATTTTGTTAGTGACCGAAGCGCTGAGGAACAAAATGATGCTCGCAAAGAAGTTGGTGAATGGAAAGACATCTTGCCGACAACACTTGACAACTTATCAAGAACGGACGGATTGCCTAAAACTAAAGGCAAATCATATCCGACGTTGGTAGATGACAAATATGTTCTTGGGAATAAGCCTGCCAAGTTATACCAAGACAAACCCATTTTCGATGCCTTTGCAACGAGTGGTCCTACTCAATTAAATCGATATACAAATCCTTATAGCAATTCGTATAGACCGATGCCATATTCCAATACTGCTGCTGGGTCGTTTGCCATTCCTAATGTGGGTGCTCACGTATGGGTTTTCTTTGAAAATGGCGATCCTATGAAGCCGGTGATCTTTGCTGTATCATATGGTCAAGAAGACTGGAAGGGCATATATGATAGTCATAACGATACTACTTCTGTCGGTGCGTCACCTGATTATCCTGGTAAATTTGAGAATGGAATAGGCAGAGAGGATAAAGAATACGCAGCAAGCAAGGATGATATGATTTATCGAAGCAAGTACTCTTTAGTGCAAAGAGGAGGTGCACTGACATTCGTCAATACAGTTGAACGAGAGATCCTCAATTTAACGCATTTTAGCGGTTCATATAAAGAATTCAATAACTACACTACTGTTGAGTTTGCTGCGAATAACGATCAGCGTCTTGTGTTAAATGACGCGTTCTATACAGTCAATGGCCATCGCTCTGAGTATGTCGGTGGTGATTACGATTTAATTATCAAAGGAGCTTATAGGGTTACGTTTGGTGATCCCAAAAATCACAAAGCCCCTGCTGCGTCTATCAAGAGATTGATGGAAGAATTCCATAAAAAGTATAATCTCCCTTTTGAAATACAGCGTTCAATTATTGATAGTGCCGGAGGGCAATCCGGCACATTTGCTGCATGTCCTACTTGTAATCTAGCAGCATACGCAGCTCTTGAAAATGTTGCAGATGAAGTGGCCCAATCGATGTTCGATATCAAGTGTCCAACAGAGACTAGCCTAAAATCATTTCCAAAAGGATATGGCGTTGCTACTATACCAACAGAGATCTGTTTAACTTGTGGTGGTACGGGCAAGAGCCCTTCGACACAAGATGGTTCATGGGCAAGAAATTCTGATAAAGCAGATATGACGAGTGCGTTAGTTTCGCTCCAGACCCAAATGTATCCATATGAAGAGCAATTAGGAAATACTGCAGACGCCGTTATCAACTATGGAAAGAATCATGCTGTTGTCGTTGGTTCTGAGATGCATGATTTCCAATCATATCGAGTAGATCCTATTGGTAAGTTATCTCCGGCTGGTGTCAAAATTTCCCCTGGCACTGCTTACCAAAGATTAGCAGCTACTCCATTGGTAGAAAAAGTTCATGTAGATGCGCCTCCTACTGGATCATTCAATTTAACCTGTGGCTATAAATGTTCCATGCTTGTGGGATCTGGTGGTGTTTCCATTAAGACTACAGGTGCTGTCGATATCGGTGGTTCTGTCACAACTATAACCGGCAAGCAATTGGTTCTGTCTTCTGATAATGAAGTATATGTTGATGGTGGACGCCGCGCACATATTACTGCAGACAACATTAGCCTGGTTCCTAAAGGCAAAGATGGTGTTGCTGCTGTTTATGTGGGTGGGAACTTAGAGGTAGATAAAAATATCATCACCAAAGGTGGTGCGTACGTAGAAGGTGAATTATATGTCCAACACATTAGTGCTCCTATCGAATATCAATCGACTGAAACAGAGGTGACCGCTGCACATATTGTTCCTGAAATTGAAATTGGTTACATTCGAAAGGGTACAAAATTTGGTTATGATCTATTTGGTGTAGAGATTGTTACTGAAGAAGATATTCCTATCTATGGTAAAACCTCAGAAGAACCTCAAGTCTACACAAGACCTCACTTCCACTTATTCAAAAACGTACCATTGCAGCTTTATGGTACTAGCGCAGAGATGAGAACAGATGCAGTTGGAATGAATGCTTCCCAAGCAAAGCTAGCTAAACCTGCAGCGTATGTTCCTGACATTACCAAAAAGTTCAAAGGGGTTGATTTTAGTTCTTTGACTGTAGGAGATCCAGTTCTATCCACAGCAAACTCTGATGTGTCACTTGATGCTGTACTATCGCTTGGTGATATCGTTGCACCCGATATCGTTATGGAGTCTGTAGAAAAATTACCACTATGTCCTGCTGAACACGATCTCAAGACTGGATTGACTCCAGTAATGGATTAATCGAGGTAACTATTCAGAATACCTTCAATGGTTCTATAATTGGAATCACTAAAAGGTTCTTCTGCCAAACGAGATAGTGTAGCCTTGTCTGTTTCTGATACATGTGTAGGATCAAATAAAAGACCCATTGCTGCTACTTGCAAAGCATTGTATACTCCTCTCTTTTCTTGATCTGCTGTGTCTGGAGGTAATTCAACTCCTTGTGTTGTTCCAGGAGGCATTCCAGGCAATGCAGTGTCTTCCTGTTCTGCGTAAATCTTGTTTACATTTTCAATGCAAAGTTGTCTTAGAGTTTTGTAGAAAGTAGACATGATGTTATATTGGTGTGCTGCTTAGCTTCTGTTTAACAATTTCTGCTTTCTTTTTAGCATCTGCTGCTTCTAGTTCCTTTTGTTTTACCTTTGCATCGGCTGCTGCTGCTTCGAGCTCTGAAGCTTTTTTCTTCGCAGACGTCACTTCTGGGGATTCAAGTGCGGAACCTAGTTCTTCATTAAGGGTATTTAAAATTTCCTCTATAAGAGAATTGAATTTGAAACTCATAAAAATATTTATCCAAATTGAGCAGAGTATGCCTTAAATGCTTTGAAATCTTTTTTGGCTCTCTTTTCTTTGTCTCTTTTTTAAATCCTATTTTTCAATTTAATCCAGATAAGCACTTATCCATTAGCTATTTCTAACTACGCAAGCGCGTTTTTAAATGCAAGGTAATTTTAAAAAATAAATTTTAAAAAATAAAAATAATTGCAAAGAGAGCACAATTTCACAAACTTTTAATGAATACTTCATTATTATTTACTAAATGATGTGGACAGGGAACATCTCACACTCAAATTGTCGTTCACCTTTCGCTTTAGGCCAGAAAGGGAAAGACTATCAAAAAATTCAATTAATATTTTGAAATTAAATTTTTTATTGATTTGGAGTCGCTCAATAATTTCCCCTGGAATATCATTTAAAGATATTTCTCCTTCATACGCAATATACTTGGTCTTAAAAATTTTCTGTAATGCCTTCTTTAATTGGTCAAGACATTTGTCGGCTTTGGAATCACCTATGATATTAGCAATGCTTTCATTATTGAAAGGCCCATTATCCACGATCAATGTTGTGGTACTAGTTTTTAATAAATCTATGATAGTTTCAAAGCAGCAATGAAGAACAATCTTTTTAATATCACCTTGAAGACTTTTTTCATTAATCCCATAGTCGTCTAAAAAATTAAGTATTTTGTTCTGGCTTTTGCAGACTAGCTCCTTGACTGTTATTATCTGAAGTCCTCGATATAAGCCGTAGGAGGGTTTCGAATTCAATGCATGCATAGGGTTTTGTATGGTTTCGCTTGAATACTAATAGCGGAATGCGGTCTTTATTGCAATTGGTTTCGCATTGTTTAATGGAAGCCCATACATTCATCTTCTCTTGATTTTTGCATTCAATGTCAAACGGAATCAATTTCCTTGCTGCTGGAGACATTTTGATGTCTGTTCCACTCTCACCCATGATCGCACATTTAATGTCATCATCTTCAAGCTCTTTATGTATCGCGCGGAATGAATCGCGAACATAATCTTGCAAGCGCCGGCCTTTTGCTTTCGCAGCACTAGTTGAAATCTTCTTTGGCATACCCAAAGACTTACATCTTTTTAGGTTCTAATACACCCTTAATTTTCTGGCGTCGGAACATTTTACCCTTAAAGAGTGCTTTTGGCATTCTCGCATCGCCTGGTGCATAATCACCTTTAACACCAACACCCGCAGTTGAAGTTGTATTGCCATCTTCGCTAATAATATTTGCATTTGCGATGATAGTGTTGTATACTAAATAGAATTTCGATCCCACGTTTATACTTATGGATATTATTGCAAAATATGATGAAGAAATAGCAAGAGATGCACACGTTGATGAACTCAACGTCAAAGATGTCGCAATGAGGTTGCCGGCAATTAAACACAAATGGGTATCAAGACTCATTGCTCATAAGAGAAGCTTATATCAATTAGAGCAGCAAAAAGAACAATTAGTAGAAGCAGCGTTAAAGCGTATGAAAGAAAAGACTGACATACAGCTAAGCAATAATGCAATGAAAACCAAAATAGATTCGTCGCCTCAAATGAAACAGATTAACGACGATATCGCAGACCAAAAAAGCATAATCGACTACCTTGAGCATGTTGAATCTATTTTCCGCTATATGACTAACGACATCAAAAATGTTACAGAGATAATGAAACTTGAACTCACCTAATGGCTTATTTGAATTTTACATTCCAAAAGAATAACAAAGCAGTATTGCACTCGGATGCCTTTGATATTATAAGAGAACAACTATCGGTTGAGACTGAATTGTTTCTTCGACGTGGTGGCAAATTTCAAAGAAAGAAAACAAGAACGTATGCAATAACCTCAGCAGGAGTCGTTGATATCGGACTAGTTCCTGAACTAGTTAAATTGGCTTCTCAGTTGGGATTCCCTGTTAGTGTATCTCTAGATGATAAAGTAAAGAGCATTCTTAAACCTTCATTTAAATTTGAAGAAAATAAACAAGCATTAGCATTTGATCAATTCGAACTGAGACCATATCAAAAAGAATCTGTTGAATTGGCGGTACCAAGAGGACGAGGAATTATTGTCTTGCCGACTGCCACAGGAAAGACTTTAACAATGGCATCGTTAATCAAGACGATACTGAATGAAAATCCTCTAGATGGCAAGCATATTCTAATATTAGTACCAGATATTGGGTTAGTCAATCAAACACATGCAGACTTTCTTAAATACGGTTTGGAGTATTCATGCAGCAAATGGTCTGGTAGTTTTGAATTTGATTCAACAAGCAAGGTCATAGTTTGCAATCAAGCAATTCTTCGTTCTGAAAGCCAACAAGAGATAGTGCAGTACCTGAAAAAGAATACAGGCTTGATCATCGTTGATGAAGTGCATACGTTAAAAAAAGATAATGCATCCACGAAGATCATCGATGAATTTGAGACTATACACAGATATGGCTTTACTGGGACACTACCTGATGCACAGCTAGACTATTGGACATTACTTGGTAAAATAGGTCCTGTGCTATCTAAAGTCGAAGCACACGAAATGAGAAGCGATGAATGGATTGCCGATGTGATCGCTAAGATCATTTTCATTAAGCACCAAAATCCACCTCATATCGTCGTAGATATTAAAGAACCAAACAAAGCATATCTTGAAGAAACTGAATGGCTAATCCAAAACCATTTCAGAAATACATTGATGTGTAACTTTGCAAACAAGCTAAAGAAAAATAGCTTGTTGCTTGTCAATCGCAAAGAGCATGGTAGACAAATGTTAGAGATAGCAAAGTCTTTAGATGTTAATAACGAGAAAGAAATTTACTTCATTGAAGGTGAAGTCGATGTCGAAGAAAGAGAAAAGGTGCAAAAGATGATGGAAGAGAAAGACAACATAATTTGCATTGCAATGTCGTCTATTTTTAGCACAGGGATCAGTATCAATAACTTACATTATGTATTTTTCTGCTCCGGAGGTAAATCAAGAATTCGCATCATTCAATCGATTGGTAGAGGTAGTCGTTTACATCATAGCAAAGAAAAAATGATTTTATTTGATTTTGCAGACAATACCCGCTATAGTTTTAAACATCTGCAACAGAGAATATCCCTCTATAAGCAGGAAAAAATTAGCCATGAAAAAATTGAAATCAAAGAAGTCTGAAGATGAAACATCAGAGAAGAAACCAGCAAAAAAGAACAAAGAGTTCTACGTAAAACCGGAAGAGTTTCATGATGCAATCTTGGCGTACTACCAAGACGAAACAAATGAGATTCCGCATATCCTTGGCGATATGGTTCAAAAGATTGCTACTAAAATTGGGTTTCTTCCCAACTTCAAAGACTATTCATATAAAGAAGAAATGATTGGCGATGCTGTTGTTCGAATGATATCAGCTCTCTCAAAAAAGAAATATGATATCAAAATTGGTAACCCATTTTCATACTTCACCAAGATTGCTATCAATACTTTTATTGGCAGAATTAAAAAAGAGAAACAAAATCAAAATACGCTCAAGGCATACCGCGAAGAACAGTTTGCAAATTTGGCAAACGATGAAGCTTGGTATCAAACACGACGCCAGCGGATTGCAGAATCGGATAGCAATGAATTCTATTACGAGAATGATACGGCTAGCTTTTACGATGATAGCAAAGACACTAGACTAGAGAATGATGATGAAATTTAATTCTGATCGGATCGGTGTCATTGCAGATTTGCATTTAGGTGTTTATCGAGACAGCACTTTATGGCATACATTGGCATTAGAATTTGCCAGATGGATGTCCAAGACGTATAAGCTTCTAGATATCAAAGACATTGTTATTAGCGGTGATATCTTTCACAATAGAAAAGAAGTGTGTGTCAATACAATGCACACCGCATCTGAATTTTTCAAGATTCTTGAAGATTTTAATATTATCCTAGTTACAGGGAATCATGATGCATTTTATCGGGATCGGTCTGATGTCAACTCATTGAATATCCTCACCGGGTGGCAGAATATCCATGTCGTATCGGAAGCCACATCTATCACACACAACGACAAAAAAATAACATTTGTCCCATGGGCTACCAATATGGATACGGTAGACAAGTGTGACATCATGTTCGGCCATTTTGAAATAACTAGCTTTACCATATCCGAAGGACAAGTGTGTGAACATGGTGAGTCTGCTTCTAAACTTTTGTCATTATGTCCTCTTGTATTAACAGGTCATTTTCACATGGCTGATATGAGGAAGTATGATAACGGACGCATCATATACGTGGGATCTCCAATGGAATTGAGCTGGGGAGAGGCATACACACCAAAGTATATTTGGGTGCTTGATATCAATGAAAGCAAAGCAAGAGCGATAGAAAATAAAATATCACCAAAGCATCTGAAATTTAAAAGTTCGGCTATACGCGAGAATGTTGCTGAATATCGCTCAGCGATAGCAAATAACTTCATTCGTATACAGATAGATGAAGAACTTTCTGTTTCAGATATTGAGTTGATGCAATCGCAAATATCAGCACTGAAACCTATTGAATTGAATTTTGAGTATCAATCATCTGGAACTATTACGCTCGATGATATCGATGAAGATTTTGATCCTATTGATATTGAAAAGACCTTCAAAGAAATAGTTGATAAGCTATCAGAGGAAGCACCAAAGAAACAAAGAATACTTCAAACACTAGTTGAAATATATAGACAAGTTAGTTAATTTTACAAAACATGAATACAAACTTATTGCAGCCCGACGCCGACGTTGTTAAAACAGGCTTAGAAATACCACAGTCATTAGACGGCATCCTTGTTGATAATGATGACACATGCATTTCGGTACAGACATCTGATGCGATGTTCAAATCATTTGAAAATGACCCAGACAATATAAACATATCAAATCTCTATACACCACAAGAGTCAATTGACTTGACGGATCTTTTTAATGCTTTATCTCCTTATAAGTCACAGACCAACGGGATACCAACATTGGACTTTGATGACATTATGAAAAGTATTGACGATGATATAAAAAGCAGAATGAATGATGAAGGCTGATCAATTATGAAAATAGGAATAGGAATCATTACATGTAATCGTCCAGAGTTTTTAAAAAAATTATGGGCGACCATGCCAGACTATATTGATGATATAGTCATCGTCAATGATGGGAATAAAATCGATAATATAGAAGGAGCACATATTATAAACAACCCCAAAAAAATACAAGTTGGTGGATCAAAAAATGTCGCGATGAAATATCTTATCGAACAAAAATGTGATTACATCTTCACCTTAGAAGATGACATTTTAATCGAGGATCCGATGGTGTTTTTGAATTACATCAATGCGAGCAAGTCAACAGGAATTTGTCATTTTAATTTTGGATTTTCGAATCGTGAAAATTTAGATGCATCTTTACAACCGGTTTATAAAAAAGTTATCGAATACCCAGACGGAACGAAAATTATATTAACACCAAACATACTCGGTGCTCTTTCTTTTTATACAAGAGATGCGTTGATGGAAATTGGGCTACATAATCGTGTATTCAACAAAGGACACGGAGATCATCCAGAGCTAACGTATAGAGCATACAAGCACGGGTATACAACGCCGTTTTGGTGGTTTGCTGACATATATAA